GCTAAGAAAGAAAGGGGTCTAAAATCCTCTAAATTAGACGAAACTGCCATATCTATTGTAAAGATTTCTCAAGGTGAGTGGTTAGTTAAAGACATTTTACACGGTAGATGGGGAATTAAAGAGACAGCCTCAAAGATTTTAAATGCCGCAGAAGACGTACAGGCAGTCACAGTAGGAATTGAGGCAGGAGCATTAAAAAATGCCATAATGCCTTACTTAGAAGACGAAATGAGGATACGGGGGAGATGGATTAACATCACAGACGTAACTCATGGTGGTAAAAAGAAGCAAGACAGAATAGTTTGGGCCTTACAGGGTCGTATGGAACATGGTAAAATTAAGTTTAGGAAGGCAGATTGGAATCTTCCCTTTATAACACAAATGCTTGATTTTCCTAGTCCACTTTCACATGATGATTTGCTTGATTCTTTGGCATATATAGACCAAGTTTCGGTAGCTGATTTTGCACAATCAATCGAACTAGACGAATGGGAACCAATAGATAATGTCGCTGGATACTAAAAAACTAGCTTATAATGACCCACAGGCTTCCTTAAGTGCTTGGGTAATTGATAAAGTAACACAGTGGGAAGATCATAGGAATAGCAATTATCTTAGTAAGTGGGATGAATACTATAGAATTTGGAGAGGAATTTGGTCTGGAGAAGATAAAACCCGTCCTTCGGAGGGTTCTAGGCTTATTGCTCCAGCTACTCAACAAGCCATTGAAGCTACTGTAGCAGAACTGGAAGAGGCCATATTCGGCAAGGAACAGTGGTTTGACTTAAGGGACGATGTTGCAGATCAGGACTCTACGGACATTAAAGTGGTTCGTATGAACCTTCAAGAAGACTTAGACAGGGCAAAAGCTAAAGATGCCATTGTAGAGGCCCTTCTTAATGCGGCTATTTATGGCACAGGTATCGCCAAAATAACTGTAGATGAGGAAATAGGTAAAAAACTAGGTGAGTCTGCTATCCCAGATACCCTGACTACGGATACAGTGGTATATGAAGAGGACATGACTACGGTACGTATTGATCCCCTGACCCCTAAAGAGTTTGCCATAGACCCTTCAGCTACCTCTATAGACGAAGCCTTGGGAGTTGCTCAGGTAGTCATTAAGCCTAAATACGAGATCATAGAGGGCATAAAAAACGGAATTTATGAAGATAAACCCGTAGGAAGTTACGATAAAATGGACTTGGGTTTTGAAGAAGAAAATGATTCTTCTGATGACGATAAGGTTAAAATAACAGAGTACTGGGGAAGAGTCCCTAAAAAATTCTTAGAGAGCCAAAGCTCCCTTAACGATCAATTTGATTATGATGAAGATGAACTAGTAGAGGCTGTAGTTATTATAGCAAATGATAGTTCAGTCCTTAAGGCTACAGAGAACCCTTATTTAATGGGTGATCGTCCTTTTGTCGCTTTTCAATTAGACCGTGTCCCCAATAAATTCTGGGGTAGAGGTATTGCCGAAAAGGGATATAACCCACAAAAGGCTCTTGATGCTGAGTTACGTGCAAGAATAGATGCTCTGGCTCTTACGACTCATCCTATGATGGGTGTTGATGCAACAAGGTTGCCCAGAGGTGTTAAATTTGAGGTCAAAGCAGGAAAGACTATTCTTACGAATGGTGATCCACGCACGACCCTATTCCCTCTAAATTTCGGTACTCTTGCTCAGTCTACGTTTACTGAGGCGGCTGAACTAGAGCGTATGGTTCAGATGGGTACAGGGGCTATGGACAGTGCCACAGGAGGTGCTTCAAATCCAAGAAACAATACTGCTTCCGGTATGTCTATGCTTCAGGCGGCATCAATAAAGCGTCAGAAAAGAACCATTATGAACTTCCAAGAAAACTTTCTTATACCTTTAATTAAGAAATCAGCTTGGAGATATATGCAGTTTGCACCGGAGCGTTATCCAGCAGGGGACTATAAGTTTATCCCTAATTCCAGCATGGGTATCATGGCTAAAGAATTAGAAATGACACAGATGATCCAGTTGTTGTCCATGACACAACAAGGAACACCTGCTTTTTCAATGCTTCTTATGTCTATTTTTGATAACACTTCTCTTTCTAATCGTGAAGAACTTAAAGCGTCTATAGCTCAAATGATGCAACCTGATCCACAGGCACAGCAGGTTCAGCAAATGGTTCAGCAATTAGAACTCATGAAGCTTCAGATGGAAGTTGAAGAGATGAAGGCAGGAGCTACAAAAGAAATGGCTCAGGCAATGAAGATACAGTCCGAAATGCAGGAGGGACAGTCACAGGATGCCCTTGTAGAGCGTCAGATGGACTTAGCAGAGAAGATGGCTAAGATTGAGAAGTTACGTAGTGATGCACAGAATGTTCAATCAGAGACAATGCGTAATATTCCAGAAGTAGAACATCTTAAATCAGAGACAATACTTAATCTAGCTAAAGCACGAATGGAACGTGCAAATTGACGGACAGAGAATTTTTAGAAAAACGTCTAGATTTATTTTCTAATGAAGCTTGGGACCTCTTGACAAAAGAGTTAACCTCAATGGCAGAATCATTAGAAAAAATACAAACAATAGACGATGAAAGAACCCTTTATTTAAGAAGAGGGCAGGTGGATATGCTAAATATGATTGTTAATTTAGAGGAAACCACCAAATTAGCGTTGGATCAATTAGAAGATACCTAACTCCAACATTTTTAACTCCATAATCTTTATAGACGGAGGATTAGTAATATGGATAGTGTAGTTGTTGAAGAACCCGTAGAGACTGTAGAAGAAGCGGCTAAATTTGCTGAAATAGAAACAGAGGCTCTCGTAGAACAGGAACAACCTTTAGAATCAGAACTTCCAAATAAGTTCAAAGGTAAGTCAGTAGAAGATATAGTTTCTTCTTATGAAAACCTAGAAAAAGAACTGGGAAGGAAAGGGCAAGAAATAGGCGAACTTCGTAAGTTAACTGACGGAATTTTACAGCAACAACTTACCACTAAACAGAGCGGAACAGAAGCGCAAGAAGAAGAGGAGACAGATTTTTTTGATGACCCTGACCAAGCAGTCAATAAAGCCATTGAAAATCATCCAAAGTTCCGTGAGTTTGAAGAGCAACAAAAAGTGCAGTCTGCACAAGCTACAACTCAAAAACTCGAATTAGCGCATCCTGATTATCTTAAGGTCGTAGGAGACTCTAAGTTTCAGGAGTGGGTTCAAGATAGCCCGATACGCACAAAGTTATTTGTAAATGCTCATAACTATGATATTGATTCAGCGATGGAACTTCTGGGAAACTGGAAAGAAAGATCACTGATTAGTAACACTAGCGAAGCAGAGACAAACAAAGCAGTAAAGAGAGACCAAGCATTAAAAGCTGGCAAAGGTGTATCTAGGACTTCTTCAGAATCTACAGCAGGTAAGAAAATCTACCGTAGGGCTGATCTAATCAGACTTCGTAATAGTGATCCAGATCGTTATGAAAGTCTACAAGATGAAATTCTTCAGGCTTATTCAGACGGGAGGGTTAAATAATAACTTATAAAGAAAAAAGGAGCTAATTATGGCTTTAGGTACTAACGGTCAAGGTGTTACAGAGGCCGCCAATTTTATTCCAGAACTCTGGAGTGATGAGGTGATCGCTGGATACAAAAAAAATCTGGTTCTAGGTGGTCTAGTAACCAGAATTAACCACAATGGCAAGAAAGGTGATACAATTCATATCCCTGCTCCTGTCCGTGGGTCTGCTAATGCAAAAGTAGCAGATACTCAGGTTGTCCTACAAGGTGATACTCACTCTGTAGTCAACTTAAGCATCAACAAACACTACGAATATTCCGTAGTCATTGAAGATATTGTCGAAGTTCAAGCACTCTCTTCACTTCGTCGTTTCTACACAGATGATGCTGGTTATGCTTTAGCTACTCAGATAGACACTGATTTGTTTACGTTGGCTGAAGGTCTACAAGGTGGTGTAGTAGGTGGTGCTAGTGCGTCACTCTGGGAAAAAGCAGTTATTGGTGGAGACGGTACTACTCTCTTCACAGGTAACTCTTCAAACGACACTGACATTACTGATGCAGGTATCCGTAAAATGATACTTACTCTTGATAATGCTGACGTTCCCATGAGTGGTCGTTTCATGGTTATACCTCCGGTAGCCGCTAATGATATGCTTGGCATTAACCGATTTACTGAGCAACAGTACATTGGTGATGGCGATGCTATCAAGACAGGTAAAATTGGAAGCATTTACGGCATGGACGTATATGTCTCTTCTAATTGCCCAAGCATCGAAAGTGATGCGGCCCGTGTTGGTTTGATGATGCACAAAGATGCTCTAGCACTTGTAGAGCAACAAAGTGTTCGTTCTCAAACACAGTACAAGCAAGAGTACCTTGGTGATCTGTTTACTTCCGACACTATATATGGTGTAGGTGAGTTACGGAATACTTCTGGTATTGCTTTTGTTGTACCTGCCGCT